AGTGGTCAAAACCTTTAAATAAAAAAATTATGGCATTTAAAATGAACGGCATGAACTTTGGCACAGGAACAGGTTCCGCACTAAAAAAAACAAATGATCTAGCGAAAGCAGGAGCTTCGGCCGCTAAAAATACTAAGACAAATGATCTAGCGAAAGCAGGAGCTTCGGCCGCTAAAAATACTAAGAAATATAAAGAGCTGAGAGAGAAGAGAGAGAAAACACAAGCGACTAAGGATAAAAGGTCTGAGTATACACCTCAAACGCAAACTAGAAAAGATATTAAAACAGATGCTACTCCGCAGAGTACTATGAAAAAATCAGTTTACAAAAAGAACGGGAATGACGATAAAAAGAATGAGACACAAGAAGAACGTGATGCTAAAATAAATCAAAAACTAACTGACCATTCTAAAAAAGTTAAAGATGCAACCGGTATGGATTTTTCTGATAGTTATATGGGTGGAGAATATAATGAAGATAATGAAGCAGATAGACTGCATGACGTAAAAGTTCAAGACGCTTATGACTCTAGACCGCCTAATGAAAAAACAGGTGACAAAGGAGGGAACTATTATCATATGGTAAGAGATCCTAAAATGTTAACATCTGGAAATGTTTCACTAGAAAACTACAAAGGTCCAGCGGTTAAAGGAGTTACGCCTGACGACTACGTTCAACCATAAGTAAACAATTATGGCATTTAGACTAGGATCAGAGAGAAGAGACATAAAGGGCTCTAGTAATGTTAGCATAGCAAAAGGAGGGTCATTTAACTCTAGTAATGTTAAAATCATAAACACCCCTTTAGATAAAGGTACTATAGCAGAAGCTAATAATGACGGTACTATATCTATTAACTCTGAGGCTAAAATTAGTAAACCTCTAATGAAAAGAGTTATTAAACATGAAATGAAGCATCTTAAAGATATGGAAGAAGGTAGAGCAGATTACGGAGAAAATTGGGTGATGTGGGAAGATAACATTTACTTCCGAAGAAATGGTATGATTGATGGACCAAATGGTAGATTACCTGAAGGACATAAAGATCACCCATGGGAGCAAGAAGCTATTGCTGCCGAAAAAGAATAAATAAAAAAATTAATCGATTAAATATATATACAAATGGCATTTAAAATGAAAGGGTTTAATCCCGGTACTGGGACAGGCATGGGCTCAGCTTTCCATAAAGACGTAACAAAAACTATACCACGGAATGATGGTTCGACTAAAACAAAAGATAGAAGGGGTACTCAAACAAAAGAAGTTACTGGTTCACAACCTTTAATGGGTGATGGCGCTAAAGAAAAAAAGTCTAGTTTTCCAAAGAACAAAGAGCACGAGACATCAGGTAAGTCTAACGTAGGTAGTCACAAAGGAATGGATGACGAGAAAGGTAGAAAGGTGATGAATGAAAAGAAGGGGAAATATTATGATGATTTTATGGCATCTGACGCTGGTAAAAAACAGTTTAATGCTGACATCAAGAAAAACATGGCGGATGGCATGAGCGAAAAAGATGCAGTAGCAGCAGCTCAAAAGGGCTTTACCGAGAGAGAAAGGAAAGCTGTTGGTACTAAAATGAATAGAGATTATTCTTGGGCCGCTGATTCTAATCTGTCTACTCTTGTAAAACGAAGAAATGAGTTAAGAGATGGTGGCGACACATCTTCTAAAGAATACCAAGAGGTTCAAAATAGAATTAACATGTCTTACGGTGATAAAACAAGACATGGTGAAACTTCGGAGACTAAAACGAAAAAAGGTGGTAGAGTTACTGAAACAGTAACCCATACTCCAGGTGTAGGTACAAAAACTACCAAGATTAAGAAAAACAAAAAGGGTGAAACTACTAAAGTAAAAGAATTTCAAACACACGATGATTACTATGGTGGTGAAAAGCACAAAATAAAGCTTAAAGGAGATAAGGTAGATAATGCGAAATATACTGATAAAGGTAATTTGGACCACGACACTGGTGAAACTACTAAAGAAAAAAAGCAAAAGCAGTACAGAGACACTAAATTTGGTCAAAGTAAAGTAGGTCAACTTTTTGTTAAGAAAAGTAGGAGAAAAAAGAAGTAGAACTTTAAATCTACAACAAATATAATTTAATTAAATCAAATACATTATGGAATACAACTTACCAAGCGAATTGGTTAAGAACTTAGACTTCGGTGGTGAAGCTAAAGAAAGAGTTATCACCGGAGTTAATAAGTTAGCCCAAGCTGTTAAATCAACATTAGGCGCATCAGGTAAATGCGTTATTTACGAAGATGGTAGAGGCAAGCCGGTCATTACAAAAGATGGAGTAACCGTTGCAGAAAGCGTAGTCTTATATGACCCGGTCGAAAATATGGGTGCAACACTCATAAAAGAAGCTGCCAGAAATACAGTAAAAGATGCTGGTGATGGTACAACAACCGCCACAGTATTAGCAGAGGCAATAATCAAGCAAGTAGACGCTGCGGTCGCAGATGGTCTTACAATCAGAGAAATTAAAGATGGAGTAACAGAAACACTAGATAGTGTCATTGGCTATTTAAATGATATAGCTATTGATGTAGAAGGTGATATGCTTAAATCTGTTAGTGCTATATCTTGTAACAATGATCATGAGTTAGGAGCTATTATAGCTGAGGCTTATGATAAAGTTGGGAAGAATGGTGTAGTACTTATGGAGGAAAGTGAATCAGAGGATACATACGTTGATATAGTTGACGGTGTTAAAATAGATTGCGCTATGACTTCTCCACATTTTGTTACTAATACCGAAAAACAAACGTGTGAATTAGATAAACCATTAGTTTTTATATGTTCATCTGAAATACCTAATGTTCGTAAAATACAGTCAATATTAGAATATGTTATAAAGAACAATAGGTCTTTACTAATTGTAGCACCAGTAGCACAGCAAGTTAAAGCTGCTCTACTTATGAATAAAGTAAAAGGTACTATAAAAGTTAATGTTATTGACTTACCAGGCTTTGGTCCTACTAAAAAAGATGCTACAGAAGATTTAGCTATATTAACTGGAGCTACAGTACTTAATGAAGAACTTGGTGATGATTTAGATTTGATGAAACCTGAACATTTAGGTGAAGCTGATTTTTCTGTTACTGATGATAAAAACACAGTACTAACGTTAGAAGGTATGACTGATGATATTGAAGATAGAATAGATGAGTTAAACAAACATATATCTGAAGAACAAAATGATTATATAAAAAGAAAACTAGAAGATAGATTAGCTATGTTATCAGGTAGTGTAGGTATAATAAGAGTAGGTGCTAACTCTAAGGTTGAGTTAAAAGAAAAGAAAGATAGAGTAGAAGATGCTATATATGCTACTAAAGCTGCATTACAAGAAGGTATTGTTCCAGGTGGTGGTATTGCATTATTAAACGCATCTCAAAAAATTTCGACCAGCAAAGCTGGTGAAGTGTTACTTAATGCTTTATCTTCTCCATATGAAGTAATTATGGACAATGCTGGATTAATGATGAATCCTAGTAATCTAAAAGAAGGTTATGGTTGTAACGTAATAGATGGAACGTTTCCTAATATGGTACGTGAAGGAATAATAGACCCAGTACTTGTAACTAAATCTGCACTTAAGAACGCTGTAAGTGTAGCATTAACTATAATGTCAGCAGATTGTGTAATCTCAAATATAAGAGTAAATGAAGGCAGTTAATGACTACGTTATAGTTGATATAGTAAAAGAAGGGCCAAAGAAAGTCGGAGGCTTTATATTAACAGACGAAACAGATGAAACAAACCGATATAGAAAAGCTAGTATTATTTCTGTTGGAAACCTTGTGGAAGTGGTTAAAACTGGGGATACTATATACTATGATGCTATTGCTGGTCATGATATTAGTTACAATGATAGTATGTACCGGGTAATACGATCTAGGGATATAGTTATAGTAGAATAATTACTATTCGCTAAAAACGTGTAATCTCTATTAAAGAGATTATACACAAACCATAACCCACAATCCGGGAACAAAAAATCATAAACAAATTATTAATAACTTAAAAAATTTAAAATTATGAGCAAATATGTTTATATAAAAACAAGCGACAATAACGCTTACATGAATACAGCCGATAACTTTAGAGGAGCTGTACATAGTGGTAACACAACTGTAGATCTTTACTTTAATGCTGCGGGTAGTGGTGTTGAAGGAGCTTTTGATAATATCACGTTAAATATAACCGCTGCAAAAGAGCAAGAGGTTATGGATAACATTGGTGGTGCTTTAGCTGGAACACATTCAAAAGGAATGATTGTTATAGCTGATGACGTTGCAGGCGAATACGTTAATGGTAACATTACGTCTGTTGATGCTTTTGCATTAGCTTCAACTGGAACATTAATGAAAGCTAATGTACAAGGCGCAGTAACAGCCGATGCTACTTTAACTGCTTCTGATTCAGGAAAAACGTTTGTATTTACAGATGCTGCAGCAATATTAACTTTACCAGATTCTGGTGCTGGAGATATTGTTGGTTGGACTGCTACATTCATTTCTAATTTCCAAGGAACTGGTCAAGAGGTTATATGTGCTGATACAACTAATGAAAAAATAATTGGTGCACTAGTGGTTGCTGATACTGATGACATAACGTCAGCGGGAACATTTACTGCAGAAGCTGGTCAAAGTTTTTCATCTGTAGAAATCACAGGTACAACTGAAGGTGAACCAGGGTGTATATGGAAATTAACAAACATTGCAGCCGACGTTTGGTTTATTGAAGGTACTATGTTATCTGCTGGTACTTCAGCTACTCCATTCGCTACTTCATAATAGCAAATGCGATTAACAAGTCACGATTTACGTGATTTACAAATCCTTAAGTATTACAGGCTCGTTAGAAAATGGGCCTGTAAGACTTACGGGTTAACAGACGCAGATCTAGAACTTCTTATTTACTTAGATTGTAAAGGAAGATTTACGCGTCAAGAATTTATCGACGGTACATATACCATGAGTTGGGATAAGAACCGTTGGGAGAAATTAAAGAGGAATGGTTGGATAGAAACGTGGAGACACAGAAACAGAACAACCATCAAATACTCTGTATTCAAAACCTCTTTTAAATGCTCACACTTAATTAGTAGGATATACCGAATATTATTAGGAGAGGAGGATATACCTACTTCGGGAAAGAGTGTGTTTTTTAATAACCAATCATACACTGATAAGGTCATGAATAAGTCTATCGATGATATGATAAAAGATAATGAAAGATGATAAAAAATTTAGTAGGTGGCTTATTCGGTAAAGTAGTAGAAAATGCAGAAGGAATACTTGATAAAGTTATTACAACAGACAAAGAGCGAGATGAAGCCAAGCTCGCGCTTAAAAGATTATTACTCGAGGCCGAAGCTGAAGCTTTCGCGAAAGAAGTCGAAGACAGAAAGAGCGCTAGAGATATGTATAAAGACGATGCACTTATTCAAAAGATACTTGCCACACTCTTCACGGTAGCGTATTTCGCTTTAAGTTTCGTAATGTTTAGATTCTTCATGATGGGTGATATAGACCTAGGAGAATTCGAAATAAGCTTTATATCAACAATATTCGGTGCTATGAGTGCTAAGGTAAATACGGTTGTCGATTTCTTTTTCGGCGGATCGTCTAAGAAAAATGAACAACAACAAATAAATAATAAATAAATGGGAATAAATTCAACAGAAGTTTCATACGGCTTCGGACAATTTGGTAGTGCAATAACAGATAGTACTTCAGCAAGATTATTACCACCAGAAGGTTTAGTTATAGTAGCTATAACATCTTTAGAAGCTGCTACATTTGACGCTTCTGGAGGTTTAGTAGCTGAATTAAATACTGATAATCCAGGTGGGATATCAGTTTCTAATTATATAACAACTGAATCAGCGGCTCATGGAACTGGTGAAATAACAGATACAGATCCACATACTGGAGGTAGTGCTACTGGAACTGGTGGCGTAACAGGTGTAATAACTACTAACGCTGATATGTTAGCAGCAGGTGTAAAACCTGGAATGCTTGTTCACACTGACGCTAACACAATGCTGCCTTATAGTTTGACAGATCCTTTTATAGTTAAAGCTGTAACTAGCACAACGTTTACTGTTACTAAAGGTGATTATAGATCAGCTGCTGTCGCACCAGGCGCGGCTGCTGCAGACGGAGATAATAAAGCTTGCTTCTTTTATACTGAACATGGGCAAGGACACGGTGGTTTAGAAATGGATGCTTCTGATTCAATTCCAGTTGGTGTAACTATTTACGGTAGATGGACAGAGTTAGATTTAGCAGGTGGTAGAGTAATAGCATACTTTGGAAAATAATGTTAGGATTAAGTTCTGGGTTAACTCACCAAAATGCTGTTAAAAAACTGATTACTATATACGAAAGTGATTTTAGTAGTGGTACTGATGGATGGGCTGGTAATTCAATACAAGGAACTTTAAATCTTGATAGCAACGAAACTATAGATGGTTCTAGTGGTTGGTTAAAGTTAACATTCGATGACGCTCAAACAAACTCTTGGAGTATAGGAAAAGATCTTTCATCAACAACCGAGAGCAATGTCGGTGACGAGTATTTTGTTACTTTTAAAGCTGTTTTTATAGATGACGGCGGAAAATGGGATGCGGATGACGATGATGATCATGTGGCATCAAAAATGGAGTACATGGGCGGTCTTGGATTACTTTTTAGTTATCCTTATAATAGTTATGGTTCTTCTGTTAGTTTAGATTCTAATGAGACATATAGTGGAGCTAATGTAACACGTAGAACAATTGTTAACGATTCTGATCTTGTAAGGTTTTTAAGGTTTTCTACTTATGTAACTGATGATTACCCAAAAGCTGGTGCTATTTGTTATATCAAAGACGTTAAATTACAATTATTAACATTAGCAACACAACCATAAGTATGTTAGGATTAGGAAATTCAATAATAAAAGGAGGTGTAGATGCTCTAACGCTTTGGGGAACTATAACTAGTGATTTTTCTAGTGGAGTTGATTCTTGGGTAGCTCACTCTGTAGAAGCTAGTAGTAGTGATTTGACACTATCTTCTGCGACAGGACCTGATGGAGAAAGCGGATGGTTAAAAGGTGTTTATGGCGCAGACCAAACTGATACTCGTTCAGGTGTAGTTCTAGTTGGTGGTTGGAATGGAAACACAAGTGGAAATAGTTTAAATGGTGCTAAAAGAGTTGAGGTTTCAGCAAGAATATATTTAGAGGACGATTGGGGTGGCTCTGGTGCTGTTGCCACTTACTTTCATCCAGGATCCGTCTCCGTCTCTCAATCACCACCATCTGCACTTCTTTTTGGAGTAGCACAAGATACAATAACAACTATATCAGAAACATTAGACTTGTCAGATGCCACTGGTAGTAATAGTTCAATATATATAACTTGGGGAGGGGGTAGTGGCGGTCCACAAAATGGAGCTATATTCTGGCTTAAAGATATAGTATTAAAAGTTTACGGATAATAAATTAAATAAAATTAAATAAAATGACAAAAAAAGAAGAGTTGGTTGACTTAAAACCAAAAGCAGATAAAATATCTGAAGAGCATTTAAAAGAAATGCAAGAAATAGTAAACACAATAAATAATGTACAATTTAATATTGGTAAAATAGAAGGACAAAAACACTCGTTATTACATGAGTTAGGTGCTTCACAAGGAAAAATTCTAAAGTTACAAGAAACATTTACTAAAGAATATGGCTCTGCTGATATCAATATAAAAGATGGAACTATTAATTGGGAGGAAAGCAAAGAAGATGAAAAATAATATTATAAGAAAGATCACTATAGGTAGAGACTACAAAAATGATTCCATGCATTACGCTGTTGATCAAGAAGTATATGGTGGTCATAAGATATGTGATATAATAGAAGAAGAGGATAAGTACTGTATTTACATTAAAAAAGGTGATATAGTTATTCCGTGGAAAGACTTCAATAAAAATATGGCTATATCTATTGAGTATAACTTAGAATACTAATGAAAGCTTATAAAGATTTTATAGTATCACCAATAGGTGAAAGATATAATAATTCTAAAAAAGTTGATGGTAAAGAGCTTGTATTAAATACTGAGATTTTTAATCATCAATTTATAAATAGATTAGCTTTAGTACTAGAAGTCCCGATGCTATTTGATACTCCTATAAATAAAGGTGATGAGATAGTAGTGCATCATAACATTTTTAGAAGATGGAATGATGTTAAAGGTAAAGAAAGAAATAGTAGATCTTATTGGAAAGAAGATAAGTACTTTATATCTACAGATCAAATTTTTCTTTATAAACAAAAAGAATGGAAAGCTACACCAGGATATAGTTTTGTTCAACCTATAGTTTCTGATAACAAATTAACTAACGAATCAGAGCAACCATTAGTTGGTATTATAAAATACTCTGATGGTACGTTTAATGAAAATGAATTAGTTGGTTTTACGCCTAATAGTGAATATGAATTCATTATAGAAGGTAAAAGATTATATAGAGTTTTAAATAAATTTATTACAATTAAATATGAATATCAAGGAAACGAAAAAGAATATAATCCAAGCTGGGCATAAAGCGGTTGAAGAGCTAATTAAAGTCGCTAGAGAAGAGATAGTTGATTCAGACGAAGACATATCAGCAGATAGATTAAAGAATGCTGCGGCTACAAAGAAGTTAGCTATATTTGACGCATTTGAAATATTAAACAGAATCCATGAGGAAGAGAACATGTTAGAAGGTAAGGTTGAGGAAAAGAAAGAAAACAAGTTTAAAGGATTCGCAGAAGGTAGATCTAAATAATGTACGAACAAACATTAGTTAAGGTCGTAGAACCTATAAGATTAAACACCATTAAAAGACTTAACAAATCTAAGAAATGGATGTATGGTTATAATAAAGAAGCTGATACAGTTTGTATATCTAAAACTGGGCAAATTGGAGAAGTTATAGAAATACAAGGATTTCAAATAGCTTTACCTAAGCAACCAAAAGAAATATATAGTTGTAGTAAGATAAAAAAAGAACAGAAATGGAAACAGTTTCCAGCTAATCCTGATTTTAAAAGAATTAAAACTGTATTTGATTGGCAAGATTATCCAGATGACTTTAAAGAAAAGCATTATGGATATATAGACGAAGAGTTTAGAAGAAGAGAAGAAGGCTTTTGGTTTATGAATAATGGTAAACCAACTTACATAACAGGTACACACTATATGTACTTACAATGGAGTAAGATTGATGTTGGGGCTCCAGATTATAGAGAAGCAAATAGGTTGTTTTTTATATTTTGGGAAGCTTGCAAAGCAGATAAAAGAAGTTACGGGATGTGCTACTTAAAAAATAGACGTTCTGGTTTTTCATTTATGAGTTCAGCTGAAACTGTTAATTTAGCTACATTAGCTAGTGATAGTAGATTTGGGATACTTTCTAAAACTGGTGCCGATGCAAAGAAAATGTTTACTGATAAGGTAGTACCAATTAGTTTAAATTACCCATTCTTCTTCAAACCAATACAGGACGGTATGGACCGGCCAAAGTCCGAACTCGCTTATAGAGTCCCTGCAAAGAAGTTTACTCGTAAAAAAATGAGGGAACGAGAGGAGCAAGATGATATGGAAGGACTTGATACAACTATTGACTGGAAAAATACAGGTGATAATAGTTATGATGGTGAGAAACTTTCTTTATTAGTACATGATGAGAGTGGTAAATGGGAGAGACCTGATAATATAAAAAATAACTGGAGAGTTACAAAGACTTGTTTAAGACTAGGTAGTAGGGTAGTTGGTAAGTGTATGATGGGTAGTACTAGTAACGCTTTAGATAAAGGGGGAGATAATTTTAAAAACTTATATAATAATTCAGATGTTACAAAACGAAACAGAAATGGACAGACTAAGTCAGGATTATATTCTTTGTTTATTCCTATGGAATGGAATTACGAAGGCTTCATTGATGAATACGGACAACCTGTATTCAGCACTCCTAGAGAGTCCGCATTTGATCCACAAGGATTAGAGATAGATTATGGCGTTATAGACCACTGGGAAAATGAAGCTGAAGGCTTGAAAGATGATCAAGATGCCTTGAATGAATTTTATCGCCAATTTCCAAGAACAGAAGAGCACGCATTTAGAGATGAGACTGGTAATAGCTTATTTAACTTGGTCAAAATATATGAGCAAATAGATTATAACGAAGGAAATAGAAATTCGTCTGTATTAACAACTGGTAATTTTCAATGGCAAAACGGTGTTAAAGATACTCAAGTAACTTTTAATCCAGACCCAAAAGGAAGATTTAAAGTAAGTTGGGTACCAAATAAAAGATTACAAAATAACGTTATATTAAAACATGGCGTAAAATATCCGGGTAATGAGCACATGGGGGCGTTTGGTTGTGACTCATATGATATATCTGGAACAGTAGATAGTAAAGGATCTAAAGGAGCTTTACATGGGTTAACGAAATACTCAATGGAAGATTCTCCGGCTAATACTTTTTTTTTAGAATACATAGCAAGACCACAAACAGCTGAAATATTTTTTGAAGATGTTTTAATGGCATTAGTATTTTATGGTATGCCGATACTTGCGGAAAATAATAAACCAAGATTATTGTACTATTTACGAAGAAGAGGTTATAGAGGGTTTAGCATGAATAGACCAGATAAGATTTGGAACAAACTATCCGTAGCAGAAAAGGAAGTTGGTGGAATACCAAACTCTAGTGAAGATATAAAACAGGCTCATGCTGCCGCTATAGAAATGTATATTAATGATCACGTTGGTTTACTAGAAGATGGCACTTATGGCGCTGTGTATTTTAACGAAACACTAAACGATTGGTCTAAGTTTGATATAAATAAAAGAACAAAACATGACGCTTCTATTAGTTCTGGTTTGGCAATAATGGCTTGCAATAGACATTTATATAGACCAAATCCAAAAAGAGAAAAAAGATCATTAAACTTAAATATAGCAAAATATAATAACAAAGGATTTTCATCACAGATAATTAAAAGTAAAATATGAGATTAGAACACTCCATGCATTTTCCATCACAGGCAGTTAGCGATTTAGAGAAACTAAGTGAGGAATACGGTTTAAAAGTAGCAAAGGCAATAAGACACGAATGGTTTTCAGGCACGACGTCTAAATATAATAGTCATAAAAATAATTTCCATACACTGCGTTTATATGCTAGAGGTGAACAATCTGTACAAAAATATAAAAATGAATTATCTATAAACGGTGATTTATCATATCTTAACTTAGACTGGAAACCTGTTCCAATTATTCCTAAGTTTGTCGATATTGTGGTAAACGGTATGGCACAAAGATCGTATGAAATAAATTGTTTTTCTCAAGATCAATTTGGTGTTAGTAAAAGAACTGAGTACATGGAATCCATGTTACGCGACATGCGGGCTAAAGAATTTGATAAAATAGCTAGAGAACAATTTGAAGTAGAATTAACAGAAAATGATCCAGAAACATTACCAGATACTGAAGAAGAATTAGCACTTCACATGCAACTTAATTATAAACAAGCTGTTGAACTAGCAGAAGAGCAAGCTATTAATACTTTAATGGAAAACAGCGATTATGACTTAATACGAAGAAGATGTTTATATGACTTAACCGTATTAGGTGTTGCGGCAACAAAAACTACTTTTGATTTTAGTAGTGGTGCTGAGGCTAAATACGTAGATCCAGCGAGTTTAATATACTCATACACTGAATCTCCGTACTTTGAAGATATATATTATATTGGTGAGGTGAAAGAATTACCAATAAATGAATTAGTAAAAGAATTTCCTGAGTTAACGGAAGGAGATATAAAAGATTTAATTGACAAAAGATACTATCCTTATAGTTATAATCGTAATGATGATAAAAACAAAGTACAAGTAATATATTTTAATTATAAAACGCACATGAATAATGTGTATAAACTAAAGACTACTGGATCTGGCGGTGATAAAATTATAAAAAAAGATGATACATTTAATCCACCAAAAGATAAAGATGGTAAATTTCAAAAATTAGAAAGAGTTGTTGAAGCTTTATATGAAGGTGTTTATGTAATTGGAGCAGACAAGATGCTAAGATGGAGAATGTGCCCTAATATGATGCGATCAGATTCCGATTTTAATAAAGTAAAAATGAACTACCAAGTTGTGGCACCTAGAATGTACGAAGGTAGAATAGAATCTTTAGTTGGTAGAATAACTAGTTTTGCTGATATGATTCAACTTACTCATTTAAAGCTACAACAAGTTATGGCAAGAATGGTACCCGATGGTGTTTACCTTGATGTGGATGGTTTAGCTGAAGTTGATTTAGGTAATGGTACAAATTACAATCCACAAGAAGCTTTAAACATGTTTTTCCAAACAGGTAGTATAGTTGGTAGAAGTTTTACATCTGAGGGTGACATGAACCCAGGTAAAGTACCAATACAACAAATAAGTAATGGGGTAAATAGCGGTAAGTTACAAAGTTTAATAACTACTTATAATTATTATTTACAGATGATAAGAGATACTACAGGGCTTAATGAAGCTAGAGACGCTAGTACTCCAGATAGAAACGCTTTAGTTGGTGTTCAAAAAATAGCAGCTGCTAATTCTAATACAGCAACAAGACATATATTACAATCTATGTTGTATATAACGGCTGAATTAGCCGAGTGTTTATCTCTTAGAATATCCGATATTATAGAATACTCTCCTACGAAAGATGCTTTTGTAAGAGCACTAGGTGCTCACAACGTTGCTACGCTGCATGAAATGAAAAATTTACATCTTTATGACTTTGGTATATTTATAGAATTATTACCAGATGAAGAAGAGAAAGCTATATTAGAAAATAATATACAAGCTGCCTTACAGCAGCAATCAATAGATTTAGATGATGCTATTGATTTGCGTAATGTTAGAAATTTAAAATTAGCTAATCAGCTTCTTAAAGTTAAAAGAAAAAAGAAGCAAGAGAGAGATCAACAGATGCAACAACAAAATATACAAGCTCAATCTCAAGCAAATCAACAAGCCCAACAAGCAGCCGCTCAAGCTGAAATGCAAAAGAACCAACAAAAAATGCAAATGGATGCTCAAATGGAGCAAGCTAGAAACGAAATGAAAATACAATACTTACAACAAGAAGTTGCTTCTAAAAAAGAACTTATGCAGTTTGAGTTTGAATTAAATTCAAAGTTAGAACAAATGAAGCAATTTAGCAACAGTCAAGTAGAGAGTGGTAGAGAAAATAGAAAAGATCAAAGAATTGAAAGACAAGCTGAACATCAAAAAGATATGATAGATAGAAGAAAAGAGGGTGATTCACTTAATAATTTCGAATCCTCAGGTAATGATATACTTACAGGGGGAGCCAATATGGAAAGATTCCAAGTTTAATATTTTATAAAATTTTATTATGATAGAACAAAATGAAGAAGTTGTTGAAGAAACAACTGACTCTGTAGAACAAACAACAGAGGATAATATAGAACAACCTGTAGAAGAGGTTGTCGAAGAAACAATAGACGAGTCTAAATTTGAAAGCGCTGGAGATGATAGCGTTATAAAAGTAGATTTAGACAAACCTCTTAAGCAAAATAAAGAGGAAGATATAACAAAAGTAAATATAGTTGAAGAGTCAAGGGTTGAAGAACCCGCAAAGATTACTTCTGAAGAAACTCCAGTAATGGAAGAAATTACAGAAGAAGTCACAGGGCAGGTTCAAGAAGTTGTTGAAGAAGTTATAACTGAGGCAGAAAAAACTGGTGAACCACTTCCTGAGAATATACAGAAACTTGTAAATTTTATAGATGAAACAGGTGGTGATATAAATGACTATGTCAATTTAAACAGAGATGTTGAAAAAATGGACGACTCTGATGTATTAGACGAATACTATCGTGAAACAAAATCTCATTTAACTTCAGAAGAAAGATCTTATTTATTAGAAGATTCTTTTGGGATTAATGAAGAGGTAGACGATGAGAGGACATCACGAATGAAAAAGATAGCCCTTAAAGAGCAAGTTGCCGAGGCTAGAGCCTTTTTAGACGGGCAAAAGTCTAAGTACTATGAAGAAATCAAAGCTGGGTCAAAGTTGACCGATGAACAACAGAAAGCTATTGACTTCTTTAATAGACACAATCAAGAATCTGAAGAACAGAAGAAATTAACTGAAGCAAGTAAAAGATCGTTTTTAAATAAAACTAATAGTCTATTCAATAAAGATTTCAAAGGTTTTGAATATAATGTTGGAGACAAGAAGTATAGGTTTAACGTAAAAGATGCTGATAAAGTAAAGACAACTCAAAGTGATATTAATAATCTTGTCAACAAGTTTGTTGGTGAAGATAAATCGACTTTGGAAGATGCCGCTGGGTATCATAGATCTTTATTTACAGCTATGAATGCTGATAAAATTGCTCAACATTTTTACGAGCAAGGTAAAGCTGATGCGATAAAAAATCAAGTTGCTAAAGATAAAAATATTAACTTAGATCCTAGAAAAACACACGGCGAAGTAAACGTTGATGGTATTAAAGTTAGGGCTATAGGTGAATCTTCTTCTGATATCAAAAACAGATCCTTTAAAATTAAAAAGAAAAATTAACTTTAAAAATTTATAATTATGGCAATTACAGGTGGAAGTTTGCTGAACAGTGTTCCGGCACCTACTAAGGCAACTTTACAATCAAACTATTTAGACTTAGCCAACAGTACAAATGCTGGCTGGAGTCAACAATACATTCCTGATCTAATGGAGAAAGAAGCAGAGGTTTTCGGACCGAGAACTATTTCTGGTTTCTTATCTAAAGTTGGAGCAGAAGAGGCTATGCAAGCTGATCAAGTTGTATGGTCTGAACAAGGTAGATTACATTTATCATATACTGGGGAAATCACTGATGGTGATGCTGGTACTGTAGCTGGTGGACAAATTACATTAGCTAAAGATATTGATGGTGTAGGATTATCAGGTAATAATCACGGTATTAGAATTAACGATTTAGTTATCGTTGCTTCTTCAGAAGCTGTAGCAAAATGTATCGTTACTAAAACTAACGTTGGATCAAGTTACGTTATTGAAGTAGCTCCATATGGTGCTGCTACTTTAAACGCTGCTGGTTTTACTGATGATCAAGGAACTAATTCTGTTACTGTATTAGTTTACGGTTCTGAATACAGAAAAGGTGATAACTATCAAGGAAATTCAACAAGACAAGCTAATGAGCCTGACTTTAAGTCATTCTCTAACAAACCAATCATATTAAAAGATTACTACGAAGTATCAGGATCTGACACTTCTAAAATTGGTTGGGTTGAAGTTTCTACTGAAGCTGGACAAAACGGTTTCCTTTGGTATTTAAAAGCTGAATCTGACACAAGAGCTAGATTTACTGATTACTTAGAAATGGCAATGTTAGAAGCAACTATGGGTGGTGACGCTTCAGACGTTATGTCTGGTGCTGCTGTCGCTGCAGATGATTTAGTTGATGATTACTTAGAAGGTGAATCAGCTACTTTCTCTGGAGCTCTTCACGGAACTCAAGGTTTATTTGATGCTATTACAACTAGAGGTAATGTTACTTCAGGTGTAACTGGTGTTAACGCTGCTACTGACTTAGCTGAATTCGATGCTATATTAGCTGAATTTGACAAACAAGGTGCTATTGAAGAATACATGATGTTTGTTAACAGATCAACTAGTCTAGCAATCGATGACATGTTAGCTTCTATGAATTCTTATGGAGCTGGAGGTACTTCTTATGGAGTATTCGACAACTCAGAAGATATGGCATTAAATTTAGGTTTCTCAGGATTTAGAAGAGGTTCTTATGACTTCTACAAATCTGATTTTAGATACTTAAATGATAAAGCTACAAGAGGTGGTATTAACGATGCGGCTGGAGCAAACGCAATTAGAGGTGTTATGATTCCTGCTGGTGTATCTACTGTATACGACCAAGCTGTAGGTAAGAATATAAAAAGACCATTCTTACACGTTAGATATAGAGCTTCTCAAACAGACAATAGAAAAATGAAAACTTGGACTACTGGTTCTGTTGGTGCTGCTACATCTGCGCTTGATGCTATGCAATTACACTTCTTATCAGAAAGATGTTTAATTACACAAGGTGCAAATAACTTTATGTTAATGCAGTAAACTATTTATTTATAAGGGCGGTCTAGTATCGCCCTTATATTTTTATTAATTATATTATATATTATATTATGGCAAAGAAAAAAGTAACAACTAAGGTTGAGGAACCTGTAGTTGAAGAAACGGTTATTATGGAAGAACCTGCGATTGAAACTCCTAAGATAAAAAAAGAAGTTAAATCCGAACCAAAAGAAGAAAAGTGGGAAATAAAAGATAGAACTTACTTTTTAAAAGGAAGAACAAGACCACTAACAAGAAGTATAAAATCAGCTAATATATATTGGTTTGACGAAGAAAAGGGTTACGAAAGAGAACTAAAATACTGTGAAAATCAAAGAACATGCTTTGTTGACGAAATGAAAGGTGATCAAAGATTAGCACATATAGTTTTTAAAAATGGAGTTCTTCATGTCCCTAAAAATAAAACAATACTTCAAAAGCTAATGTCTTTATACCATCCATTAAAAGACAAAATCTATCATGAGCATAAACCAAAGGTTATAGCTGAAAACCATTTAGAAATACTTGAGATGCAGACAGACGCACTCATAACAGCTAGACAAATGGATATTGATATGGCTGAAGCGATAATGAGAGTTGAAATGGGTTCTAGAGTATCAGAGATGAGCTCTAAAGAACTTAAAAGAGATCTACTATTATTTGCTAGAAATAACCCTAGATTGTTATTAGAACTAGCTAATGATAGTAACGTTCAACTTAGAAACTTTGGTATTAAAGCTGTTGAGGCTAATATATTAAAATTGTCACAAGACCAAAGGTATTTTATGTGGGGATCTACTGATAGAAAAGTAATGACAGTTCCTTTTGACGAACACCCATATACAGCATTAGCTCATTGGTTTAAAACTGATGAAGGTATGGAAGTATATTCAAATATAGAAAAAAGAATGAATTAAAAATAAATTACTAGTTAATTCGAATTAACAAAACTATAGCCACCTTAACGGGTGGCTATTTTTATTTAAGTGCTAACCTTTCACTTTATTATGTAACTATAATATAGTAAAATATATTATAAAGAAATGGTAAATATAAATAGTGTATATCAAAAGGTTTTAGCTTTAGCAAATAAGGAACAAAGAGGTTATGTAACACCTCAAGAGTTTAACTTATTCGCTGATAAAGCTCAACTTGAGATATTTGAAAATTATTTTCATAAAATAAAAATGTCTGAAGTAAAACCAAAAAATCAAATGGACTACGCGGATGAATTGGAAATGACAGAGGAAAAACTACACGCTTTTCATGTAGACGCATTTGTTAACTGGGACACAACAAATAATTATTTATCTTTACCTACTATTGATGGAAATTCTAATGTATACAAAATAATTAGTATAACAAGAAATGGTAATAAGGTTACGCAAGTAAATAAGAATGAAGTAGCATATACTCAAAATCATCCGTTATTAAAAGCTAATAAAACAAGATCTGTTTTTGTTAGAGAGGATTCTGGTATAATATCTATACATCCACAATCTACAGAATCTGATTACAATTGGAATACTATTACTGCGTCAAATACTGAACCTAATGATACAGAGCGATTTGAAGTTAGTTATTATAAAAAACCCTCTCAACCAAAATGGACATATACTATTATCCAACAACAAGCATTATTCAATGCTTCATCTCCTGGTTTGCAACATTTTGAATTACATTTTTCAGAAGAAGAGAACTTAGTATATAAAATACTAATGCTAGCTGGGTTAACAATAAAACAACCTGAAGTGCAACAAAGCGCCGCGGCAGGTATAGAAATGAATCAACGAGAACAAAATAGTTAATTATGGGATTACTAGACGGAACAACTCAAGCTCAGTATTACGCATCAAGTAATAGCGGTAATTATGGTAATTATCAGTTTACTACATTAGAAAATATAATAAATGCATTTATGTATATTTACGTAGGTGAAGGAAAGATAATATCTAAAGCTAATAGAACTGATATTCAATTTCACGCTATGAGAGCTATACAAGAATTATCTTATGATGTTCTTAAATCTTTTAAATCCCAGGAAATAGAAGTACCAAATACTTTATCAATGATACTCCCACAAGATTACGTTAATTATATTAAGTTAGTTAGAGTAGGTACTGATGGTATAGAAAGAAGATTATATCCAGCTAATAAAACATCTGATCCTTTTGCTATAACGCAAGTGGATGGTGTTTATCAATATACAGATACAGATGACGACGAAATTACAGATACTTTAACGGAACAAACACCAAGTAATACATCTGATAATTTTGATGATGCAACGCCTACTAATTACCATTTATATGATATTAATTATTCTTCTGATATAGATATATCTGTAGAAGGTAGAAGATATGGATTAGATCCTCAACACGCTCAAATAAACGGTAGTTTCTTTATAGATAACTTAAGGGGTTTAATTAAGTTTGGCTCTACATTAGCTGGGGAAACAGTAACATTACATTACGTAAGTGATGGGTTAGGAACGGATAGTGAAATGATTGTGCATAAGTTTTGTGAAGAAGCTTGTTATAAACATATAGCGTATGGCATGTTATCCACTCGATCTAATGTGCCAGAGTATTTAGTCCAAAGATATAAAAAAGAAAGATTTGCTGAAACTAGAAAAGCAAAAATAAGATTATCAAATATTAAAATAGAAGAGTTCACTCAAGTACTTAAAGGTATGAGTAAGCAAATAAAATAATAAAGTATGCCTGAGATTAAACACAATTTTACATCCGGGAAAATGAACAAAGATCTCGATGAGAGACTTGTTCAAAACGGCGAATATAGAGACGCTTTGAATATCCAAGTTAGGACTACTGATGGTGCGGGCTCTGGTATAGGTGAAGCCGGTACAGCTCAAAATATTCAAGGTAATACAAATATAGCAGAAGCATATTTAACTAAAGGTTATGAATATACTGAAGATTGGAATACCACTAGATTCGTGGGTAGTGTTGCTGATGAGAAAACTGATAAAGCATATTTCTTTGCTGCGGCTCCTACTCCAGAATCTGATAAAGGTTGGTTGACTGAGATCATAAACCCAATAACTGCTCTTAATTTAATATCTAGTGATCAAATAGACGAAGATGATTTTCCTAACGCTCAGTGGATAACTGATTACCAAGAAGTGTTACCAGGAATGAATGGTCCTGGTAATTTTGACTCTAATGATAACTACTGGGACGCTTATGCTCAATCTATATATTCTGGTGATACTAAAAAACATTGGATAGATAGTATAATAGAAGTTGATGCTAAAATAGAAGAAGGTGAGCATATATTTGTTGATAAGTTTGCTGTAACGGGTAGATGGATAGATGTTATGGGGGTAGCACTACCATCAATAGTAGGTCCCGGATCTGGAGTTAATCAAATTACAGTTACAAATGGTTCTCATTATAGAGTAGGAATGATTGTTAGATTTTTTAATGACGGCAATCAGGATTTATTTTTTGAAAATGGTGTAGACTCAAGTGATGGCGTAGGGGTGGAAATAGTTAATATACAAGGAAATGTACTATCTTTTGCCACACCACAGCAAGTTAATATAAATGGCTTAGCAAGTATGACTAATCCAACGGTAACTTGGAAAAGCGCTTTTGTATTCGAATACAGAGAAAGAGTATTACAGTTTAATCCCTTTAGATTAATATCTAGTATAAATATTATTGATAAATTATTATTCTGGACAGATGGTTTTACTGAACCTAAAAAAATTAATATTGAAAGATCTAAAGAAGGTACAGAACCAGTTAGTAATATAGAGCCAGTTCCAAAGCATACTAAACTTACCGTTTACGATAATGAAGAAAATGAACCCGATTTAGTAGAAGTCATGGACATGGAGTGGAGTTTAAAAACTTCAGATATAAAGAGAGAACACGTTACAGTAATAAGACGAGCACCAATTTCTGCGCCAACTTTAGAAATGCGGGATACGGATAGATTAGGTGATATTAGCTTTAGTATTGTAAACAACTTTATTGATGGTGAAAATTATACACCAGCCGTTCCTCAAGCAGGGGACACAAGAATAATAGATTTTGATATAAATCCAGATATTAGAGTAGGAGATATTTTAATATTTACTAGTGCTAATAATACTTTAGATCCGGTAATAATAACAGCTAGAGTAAAGATAATTACAGATGACGCTGTTGAAGGATATGTACATTTTGAAATTCTGTATGTTGACCCAGAATTATCAATTTATAACCCACAAGAATGGAACGTGGAGTTACAGCAGCAAAAAGCTTTGTTTGAAACTAAATTTGGTAGAGTTGGTTATAGATATAAATATGAAGATGGTGAATATTCTTCTTTTTCACCTTGGTCTGAATTAGCGTTTTTACCTGGAGAATTCTCTTATACTCCAAGTCAAGGCTTTAATAATGGTATGGAAAACCAACTTAGATACTTAGCTATTAAAGATTTTATACCAGACGATTCTATAAGACCAAATGATGTTAGATCAATAGATTTACTTTGGAAAACCACAGATGATCAAAATGTCTATATTATAAAAAGTATATCAAGAGGTAGAAGTAGAGAATGGAAAGATTTTGATGCGGAGGAATTAGAAACAACTGGAAAAGTTATAGTAACATCTGAGATGATACACAAGGTGTTATCTTCAAATCAATTGTTTAGAGCATGGGATAACGTGCCTAAGACCGCGGTGACTCAAGAAATAACAGCTAATAGATTAGTTTATGGAAATTATAAACAAGGTTATGATATAAGTAAAGATGTTGGCTTAATTCAAAATATAATATCATCACCAGTTACTTTTCCTTTTCCAAGAAAATCTGTAAAATCAATAAGAAAATATAAATGGGGAATTGTACTTGGAGATAAATACGGAAGAGAGACATCTGTATTAGTAGATGGTTATGAAAGTGGTAATAATGAAGTTATAACTGGGGATATAACTGTTGACAAATCATTAGCTCATTTAAAAAATAAATTCCAATTACAGCAAGATTGGGGGTTTTCGCCTGGTAATATACTTTATTGGGCAGAATACGTTAAGTATTATGTTAAAGAAACGTCTAATGAATATTATAGCTTAGTATTAGATAGATGGTATGATGCTGGTGATGGTAATATATGGTTAGCATTTCCATCTGTTGACAGAAATAAAATTGACGAAGAAACTTATCTTATACTTAAAAACCAACATGGTTCTCAAAAACCAGTAGAAGTTGAGGCTAGATATAAAGTTTTAGCAATAGCTAGTGAAGCACCTGATCATGTTAAAACTAGATACAATAAATTTGAAAGAGTAGAAATAGATCAATTTGGTGTTTATGGTGTTGGGGAAAATGGAACAGATCTTGAGCCAAATGAAAGTACTGGTGAGATAACGGATGGTATTCCAAGTAATTTAATTGGTAAAATAAAAATAAGGACTACTAAAACTCTTTGGGACGACGTAGATATAGATAACAACAATTTTAAGGGTAACAAAAAAGTAAGAATAGTAGGTGTCAACGAATATTACAGTGTAGAGGCGTTTAGTCCGTGGAGAGATGTTAGTAGAATAAAAAGAGCGTGGCAAGCAGGAGCTAGGAGTGGTTGCGACTTACCCTACCCATTTGAATCAGGAGAAGTTAACATGTACACCAAAATCTCTGCTATGTTACCACCTGGTGAAATAATCTCTCAAACATCAGTTGACGATGGCCCTTGGGATGATAATCCAGGTAGCAATAGTTATATAAAATATTACATGGAGTTTAGAGATGAGGTTGTAGAAAATAGACCTCAATTTGACGGTAGATTTTTTGTAAAAATAGAAAAAGATGACATACTAACCGAGCAAGTTTTAAACCAAGCTGGAGCCAATGGTGTTGATTATGTTGTTGATGTGGATGCTGGCGTCGCCGTTTATGAAATAGCTTATATAGATAATAGAACAACTAATCCAGGTGTTGGTGGTGGTTTTGGTGGTGATAACTGGGAGAGTTATATGGAGACAAATGGTTTTTCGGATTCTTTAATTGGATACGTAACACCTCCTATACCACTTCCGTGGAATCCAGGTAATAATCAACCAAGTACATTTTACAATTACCCTCTTTGGGGGTCAACACAAACAAATCCTTGGTCAATGGATGGATATTGGGGGGACGTTGCTATGAACGAGTCTGCTAACTTTACATCAGATGGTGTTCCATGGTTTGGACCTGGTGGTCCTGTAGACACAGAAAACTTTTGGTACTGGTGGTTAGAACAAGGTGAAGGAGATAGTCCAGCAAGAACAGCAAGTATATTTTTAGATTCAGCACCTGCGTTTGCCGCATTTCATTGGTGGGGTAAAGTATATGCAGAATATACCTCGATGGAGGGAGGATTTTCTGAGTATCAACCAAGGTATTACCCTACTGCTCTAAGTCATTTTGATTGTGATATAATAAGTAATTATGTTGGTAATCCATCTCTCGTTAATTTTGGCGATACTTATCTTAATAGTAATGGGGTTTATGACGCATCTTTAAATGGTACTGGTATATATGGTAACGATAGTGGCTTTTGGCCAGGATACAGGGACGGTAATGCTGTTATTGATGGAGATTATTATCCAGAAAATTTTAAGTCAACATTAAATTATAATCCACCAGGATTATCACAAGGTAAAGCAATTGACGGTGAATTAGGGCAAATGTGTTTTTCTATGATTAATATAGAACCAGGTGCTTTTGGTTTTGGTCCAGAGGGTTTGTTTAAAGCTAAAATGCAAACACCGGGTACTTTTTTTAGATTTGTGGAAGATCCATATCAAACTGTTTATAAAGTAACAGAAATTGATGAGCCAACACCTAACTACCAACAAACTGGTATTCAAGATGACGATGGTGATGGATTTCCGCAAGGGATTGATTATACAGAGTACGCTAATATGAAAGGTCCTATATCTATAGATAGTATAAACTTCCCTGATAATGATACTAGTAATTTAGTTAGAAACAGGCACTCTATAATAGTTCAATTTGCAAGGGTAGAAGATAATGTTCAAATACCTGGAAGTGGTATAAAAACAGATTCATGGGATCCAAGAGGTGCGGTAAAACATAATGGTTTAGGTAGTTTTTCTATAGAATTTTTATTAAAAGCTAATGAAGGTGAATTAGCTTCAGATGAAGTTATAACAGAGGGTGCTTGTTGGGAAACGGAACCTAAAGAAGATATAGATGTAGATATATACTACGAGGCTAGTAATGCTATACCTATGAAATTAAAACAAAATAATATTAAATTATACGTTGATCCAAGTAGTGATAGAGCAGAAGCTAGTACAATTAATATACAGTCTAGGACACTTTCAAGTACCGATATAAACGGTAATGCTATTATAGAGCCTGTGAATTTAAATGGTTATTATAAAATAAATAATTATTCTACTGTTAGTGCTTTTGGTGGTGATGGAGGAAACACGTATGTATATAGAACTATTAGTGACGATGTTATAAATATTAAAGGTGGTACTTTAAATTATGATTTTCAATATCTTGCTACACCAATTGGATATGATACGGATTCACCATGGTCTATGTGGGGTATAGCAATAGGTGATATAATTTCTTTTACACATACGGATGGTACTATTACTAGATCTAAAATATTAGATCACGTATTACCTATTGATTCTACTAGCACATATGCTTGGGATTTAACCTCACAAGACTACACGGCGTTAAATAGTTTCGATACTTACACACCTACGGATAGATATACCCTTACTGATGCTACTTCAATAGATACAATTACTAATCCAAATCATCCTATAATAAATTTCCCAAGTAATCAACTTGATGATTTTTTTGCTATAGGAGGAAATAATATACAGGTTGGAATGGAAGTGATAGGTAATGGTGTAGAAAAAGGTACATTTGTTAAAGAAGTTGATATAGCGAATTTTGGAATTTACGAGCCACCTCATAAAATACATTTAAGTAAACCTCTTGTGTCAACTGCTTTACCTAACGATTTTACTTTTATTAGTGTTACAGGGTGGTACCAAATAGATAGAGATGTTTGGAGATATCCAGTTGATCTACCTTGGTTTAATTGTTATTCATTTGGTAACGGCGTTGAGTCAGATAGAATAAGAGATGATTTTAACGCTCCTCAAATAAATAATGGAGTTAAAGCTTCTTCTACATTTTTAGAATACGGCGAAGAGCGTATGGGTAGTGGACTAATACATTCTTCAGAATTATATAATGCAACATCTAGTATAAATGGTTTAAATGAGTTTAGCATGGCTCAAAAAATAACTAAAAATTTAAATCCAATATATGGTTCTATACAAGCTTTAAAAACTAGAGATACTGATGTTGTTGTATTAGCAGAAGATAAGATACTAAAGGTTTTAGCTAATAAAGATGCCGTTTACAATGCTGATGGTAATATGCAATTAACAGCTACTGATAATGTATTAGGTCAAACTATACCATTTGTTGGTGATTATGGTATATCTAAAAACCCAGAGTCACTAGCTTGGGATCAGTATAGAATATATTTTGCTGATAAGCAAAGAGGCGCTGTATTAAGATTATCGCGAGACGGGTTAACGCCTATATCTAATGTAGGTATGAAAACTTACTTTAGAGAGTTTATGCCTAAATGTGATAATCTAGTTGGTACATTTGATGTTGTAAGTGGAGAATATAATCTTAAGCTTGGAACAAATGAAATAAACGAAACTGAGATGGTGTGTACCCCAGCTGGGTGTAATGTCGCTGCTCAACCAATAACCGTGACGTTTAATGAAGGTTCTAAGGGTTGGGTTAGTTTTAAGTCATTCATGCATTCATGTGGTGTCTCTGTAACCGGTAAGTATATTACCGCTCCAACAAATAAGCACAGCAACACTCATAAAATATGGAAACATCATGACAAAGATGTTGGTAGAAATAACTTTTATGGATCTGGTAATGCCTCTACAATAGACATATTATTCAATGATTTACCTTCTACAGTCAAATCTTTTAAAACTATTAATTACGAAGGTTCTAGAGCAAGAGTAAATGTTAGCTTACAAGATAATAATTATTACAACTTACAAAGTAGTTCTGGATGGTATGTGTCAAGTATTATTACAGACTTACAATCTGGTAGTGTGCCTGAGTTTATTAAAAAAGAAAGCAAGTTTTTCAACTATATAGTAGGAGAAGAAACAACTTATGATAACATGGATACTAGTGATATCTCTGTACTAGGAATAGGTTATCCTATACAAATAGGTGCAACAACTGATGATTCCACAACTTCAGTATCTAATATTCAAACAGGTACTATTAGTATAGGTGGCGAACCTGATCTTGGTAGTACTGAGAGTGGTGGTGAGGTTGTTACTGGCGGTGGCTCTGAAGAAGGTAGTGAGGGTGTTGTTGTTGGTAACGACCCTAATACAGAGGAGACACAAGAAGATGTTGACACTGAAATAGAAATCGAGGAAACAGAATCTGAAGACAGTCTTCCAACTATTAATGAAGTTGGGTTTATGACTGCGTATAATAACGAAGACGGCGAAAATAAAGGTACTTTTCTATTTAAAGTTTCTGGTGGTAGTGGTAATTACGTATTTAGATTGCATGCTAGGTATGCAAACGGTATTAATATGCCTACTCCTTTTCCTAATGGTATAAATTATAGTGCAAACACTTGGGACGATACAGAAATTAATCAAGTTAATAATTTTTGGTGGACGGATCAATTGCTTTCTACAGGAGAAATGCAAGTTCCAGATGATTTTGATTGGAGCTATGGCGAATGGGATTTC